TAATACACCGCGCCTGACTGGTTCGGAGCCTGCGACGTGTAGTGCGTGTAGGTTACGCCTCCGAACCCGTTCAGGCTTCCGCGTATCAGTTGGTACGGCGGGTTCTGTGCGTCGATTGTCAGCGGAGAGACCTGTCCGGTCGGGTCGTTTGGTGTGAATACTAATTTCATTTTGTCTCACCCTGATGTTCCTGAAGACAGCGCACGCGCTGCGGAGCTTGCCGCCTTTTCGACTGTGCTCGAGCTCGACACATTCCCGTTGACCGTGATGTTGACCGTCGTGCCGCTGTTGCCGTATTCGCTGACGGTGTGCGTGACCGGCGTCGTTGATTCGTAGACGGCCTGGCCGTTCTTCCATCCGGTGACCTTTCCGCTTGACGACGAGCTGCTGCTGCTTGAACCTCCTCCGGTGTAGGTGTCCCAGGTTGTGCCGTTGATACCTTTTGATATGTCGACGCCTGCAGCTTTGAGATTGTCAAGAGATGCCTGCGACCAGTACCGCCCGGATGAATCATACCCGCCGATGCCCTGAGATGCGAGGGCTTTCGATTCGGATGCGTACTGCTGTTTGTTGTAGGTCGTCGTCTTGAGATACCCGTCAGAGCTGAGGTAGTCGGCGAGGTTGGACCCCTGCGACGCGGTCGAGATGTATCCGACTGTGCCGTCTTCGTAGGTCACTTTCCACTGAGTCTGTCCGTAGTTTCCGCCGCCTTCGAACTGTTTCTCATAGTTGACGATTTTGCCGTGCGTGCTGGCGTTGCTGGTGTTCGTTGCTGTGGAGTTCGTCGATACGGTGATGGTTTTGAGTGCTGCGTTGCTGGAGTTCGTGGTGACTGTCGTCGTGACTGATGGATTAAGCGCGGAAATGAGTTTTGCGTTCCCGTCTGCGATTGTCTGTGACATGCCCGTGAGGGATGTCGAGAGTGCGGTCGGGATTCCGGTGAACTCTTCGCCGAGTCCTTCGACGGAGTCACATATCCGGTCGGTGTTGTCTACGCTGGTGTCTTCGATGTCGTCGAGCTTGCGGCCGGTTGCATCTCCTTCATGTTTCGCGAGGAGCGCGTCGAGTGTCCCGGATTCTCTTGCAGTTGTGCCGAGCTGTTTCCCGTTGAGGATGTCGGTCAGCCCTCCAGAGAGGAAGTCCATCGCGAGCCCTGCCCACTCGATTTTGTCCACTATCCAGTCGACGATGTCGGCCAGTGTGATGAGCACGGTTTTCGTCGTCTTGAGCCCTTCGTTGAACGGGTTCAGCTTATCAAGGTGGAAGGCTTTCGTGATGGCGTCGCCGATGCGCTCGACCGCTTCCATGATGTCAGACACTCCGGTCAGAAATGCGAAGAGCTGGTCATCAATAAATTGACCGATTCCTGCGCCGCTTGCTTCGAGTTTGCGGTTGAGTTTGTCCCACTTGTCAGATGCTGATGCGGTGGACTCTGCGAGGCGGGCGGTTGCTCCTGCAGCGGTGTCGATGTCTTCGCTGAGATTCGCGAAGGCTCCGCTGCGTATCAGGTCGACGACGACGGCGGCTTTCTCTCCGTAGTACTGTGTCGCGATTTGCAGGGCGTCGGTCTGTGATGCGGCGCCCTGGATTGCAGTGTTGAGCGCTGCGAACTGGTCCTTGGTTGTGATGCCGTGCGTCGTGAGACTCTTGAAGGCTTCCGCGATGGTTGTCGCAGTGTATCCTGCTTTGCTCATGTTTCCGATGAGTTTCGCGGATTCCTGCATATTGAACCCGAATAAGTTCAGATATGTCTGCGAGGTCTGGAGTGCTTTGCTGAGCTCGTCGATAGTGATGCCGGTGTTCTGGGAGACTGTGACGAAGTAGTCAAGATAACCTGACGCCTTGCTGGTTTCGATGCCCCAGCGGTTGAAGGCTTTGCTGAGCTCCGCGACACTGACATCCATGTTCATCCCCTGCAGGTCGCTTATCTGCGTCGCGAGCCCTTCGAGTTCTGTCCCGGTGACACCGAGGTAGGTGTTCAGGTCGGCGAGGACGTTCGCGAGGTCTTCGGTAGATGAGACGTAGGTGGCGTTCTTGTAGACGCTGTCGAAGGATTTCTTCAGGCTGTCGAGCGAATCGCCGACGGCTCCGGTGCCGACTGCGAGCGCGTCGTATGCCTTGTCCATTTCGACGTATGCCTCGTGTGCCGCTTTGCCGACACTGATAAGCGCAGCGACTGCGGCGGCTGCCAGTACGACGGGGTTCGAGAGCATCGCCGTCAGTGCAGACTTTACGGCCGCGATGGTCTTCTTGAATCCGTCAAGCGCTCCCGCCATGTTTGAGACACCTTTCGCGAATCCTGACGTGTCGAGGGTGAGCCCTGCGACAAGGTTTCCGATTTTCAGATCTCCTGTCATGCTCTGCCCCCGTCAGTCTGTGCGAATGGTGCAAAAAATGCGAGGATTTCTTCAGCGGTCATGTCTCTGTCCTGTTTTGCGGTCTGTCGTCCTGCTGTCGGGTGCGTCAGTTCATCGTTGAGTATGTCCGGGAAAAAGTCAGTCCATGCGTAGACCTTGTCGGTCTTTTTCGTGCGTTTTGTGTTGCAGATTAAGGCCGCGATTTGACCTATGCGGATGTTTTGCATCTGTTCTTCCTCCTTTCTCCTCATGCTGAGTCCTTCCGTCAGGAGCTCTATCTCCGGGAGGGTGAGGTCGTAGATTATCCGCGGGTCCTGTATCAGACCGGAGCGGATGACGGTGTCGACATATTCCTCAACGAAGATATGCTCCACGACGGTCGGGCTCAGTTTTTTCCCGGTGCCTGCTCTGCGGGTGCTGCTGTTGCTCCGGGGTTGATGAGCTCAACGATGTCCGGGATGATTGCAGAGAACTCTTCCAGACCGACCGAGTCGATGAGTGCTTCGAACTCTGCAGCAGACAGCGGAGTGTGCGGCGGCTGTGCGTGGTGCATCCCGTGTTTGACTACTGTCGTGAGTTCGATGAGTCCTGCGTTTGCGCTGAGCGTGCTTATCGGTCTGCCGAGTTCCGCCTCGACCCGCATCAGAGCGAGGACGGGGAAGCGGACGAGGTAGTCAGTGCCGCCCAGATTCATTATTTTTTCAGTGAGGGGCATGTTTGTCCCTCACTTATGCGAATGTCGGCATACTTGTCGGTTTGAGCGTGAGCGTCATTGTGACACCGTCATCGTCCGGGATGTCAAGCGAGAGCCCGCTGACGTAGGCGTCGAAGGTGCACGTCTCGGGGGTCGTGAACGGGAAGCTGATGACGACCGACTGCGGCGTCTGGAAGTTCGCGGCCAGGAGTGTAGCGTTTGCCGTGGCCGCGGTCTTGCTGAATCTCAGGACTACGGTGATGGCGTTCGGTGTCACGAGTCCGGGAATAGATGAGCGCACGTTCGAGGTCGAGCTGTGTACGGTTGTGTCGATTTCCGATGCAGTCCAGCCGAGGCCGGAGAGGCTTTTAATTTCTCCGGGGGATGCAGAGCCGACCGTCATGGTCGCGCCGTGTCCGTTGACCCAGTTGGTGCTGCTTGCGTATGTGGGGTCTGTCATTTTTTACCTCTAAGATGTCCCTGCGCTTCTCTGTCGAATCGTGGAAAAGTTCAGGGAGTAGATGTTTGTCTCGCCTGCTCCGGTCTGTGCTTTGCCGAGGTAGGTCGGCGGTGTCGTCATAAAGACCGACAGATAATACTGACCGTTCAGGGTTGCGTTCGTGATGCCGTCGAGGGCGGCGATGATGTTCGCCATCGCCGTCTCGGCGCTCGCCTTGCTTTTGTTTCTGAGCAGTATCTGGAACGTGTCGCGGTCGATGATTCCAGTCGCAGTTCCTGTGCCGCTGTGGTGAGGATGCGTCGGAGTATATCCGCCGGTATCCATGACTGCGACCGCATCGGTCACGTCCTGCGGGACGTTGTTGACGTCTGCAGTGATTCCTTTGACTGCCAGATATGCCCGGATGTCACTCGCGGCTGTCATTTTGTCGCCTCTGATTTCTTCGCAGCTTCTGCGAGGTATTCGAGATACTCATCGGCGGCCGCCTTGTACGGCTCCTCGAGGAACTTCGCCTGACCGTTTGGATGGTGCAGGTCTGTCCGCTCATGCACCCAGACGGCGTAGTGGTCCGGCTTGGGTTTCGTGCCGTCGTCGGCTGTGCCGCTCGTCTTCGGGAAGTGGTCGCTGTGTTTCTCATATCCGACAACGGCGTAGTATTGCAGACCGTCATCGGAGAGCAGAGGCCCTTCGGTGAATCCTCTGGCGACAAGTTCGCCTGTCTTTTTCGGGACGAGTCTGGCGGAGCGTGCGAGGATTTCGTTCGCGAATACCAGCATCGCACGGGCGCACGCTTCGCACATCTCGGTCGATTTCATCGTGAGATGAGACGCGAGGCTCTGTTCTCCGTCAAGAGTGACGGAGACGAACGGCGAAGAGTCGCCGAGGTCCTGCTTGTCTGCTGCCATCAGACTGCGACCTCACTGTGTCCGAACTTCCCGAAGCGGTCGAAGCACCGCTGGACTTCTATCGGCGTCCGCACTGTTCCATCCGGCAGAGTGATTTGTGCGTTGATTCCGACCGATACTTCGACATAAACGGTAGCGACGCTTGTCACTTCCGCGCCTTGCTGATTCAGCACGCGCCGCGGCCGGTACTCCACGCGGGCGGGGTACTGCACCCCGGTCGCGTAGGTGATGTCGCCGTCGGTGATGCTCGCCGGTTCTGCGATAGTGACCGACTGGTTGAGGAGTCCGCTGATGTAGCTCATCTCAGCCAGCCTCCCGCGAGGAGCGTGCAGAGACATCCTGCAGCCACTCCGCAGACTCCGCAAAGAAAGCCTATCACCTTCTGACCTCCGGCGATTTTGTCGCGGTCGGATTCCAGAGACGATACGCGCACCTCAAGGGCTTTTATGTCGGTGAGTTTCGCGTCGAGGATTTCCTGTTTGGTTTCGATTCGTGCGAGCCGGTCGATTATCTCCCGCTCGATTTCGCGGGGCGGTTGTCCCGGTGTCATCTCTGACCACATCCGGGGCGGCTTGCGTCGAGGCTCAGCACTTCGGAGCAGTAGGTGTCTCGGTGGGTGACTGAGCGACCGCGTGAGATGAGTGCTGCACGTCTGAACGGGCGGACGAGTTTCTCATATTCTGCGAGGTAGGGCGATGAGTCTCCGGCTGTCGCAGAATAGGATGCCGACCAGTTGCCGAGATGCTCCGACGTAGTTCCTGCGTGCCCTGTCTGCATGTTCATCGTGTGAGCGATGACGAGGCAGTAGGCGAGTGTCTGCTCCGTGCCGGTCAGGCTTGGAGCGTCTGCGGAGACGCGAGCCTCCGCGATGTTGTAGAGGGTCTGTTTCGCGGCCTGCTCTGTCGGCATGGTGAACGGTGTCACGATGGGAAGCATCGCCGCGACCTCTGTGAGATTTGTCATGTTTTACCCTCCGACTCTGTGCCTCGATTATGAGGTGGTGAGCTGTGTCTTGACTACGCCCATGTTGAGGTTGCTGGAGTTCTGGCGGATGTTGGACCGGACGGCGTTCCAGACATCTGCCTGCAGAATCCATGCGCGGTGGTCGTGGTCGTCGTAGACTGATGTGCGGTACTGTCCTTCAAGGACATAAGCCGACGGGACGCGGGTGGAAGTGAAGAAGAGGTAGCCGGATGCCTCAGCCTCGAGAGCGGAAGAGACTGCGATTGGGACGTCGTAGCCAAGCAGGCGGGCGACTCCGTCGCGGACGTCGTAGCCGTTCGACCTGCCGGAGCCGGAAGTGAGCCCTGCCATCAGGTAGCCGATGGCGGTCTGACCGCCTGCGATACCGGTGAGTTCATAGTTCCCGAACTTGCCGGCCGCTTCTGCGACTGCGAGGTACGGGGACTTGCTGGTGACGTTCAGCGCGGTACCGGTCATCGGGGTAGTGTTGAGGGCTTTCGCGATTTTCTTGTCGAGGGTTGCAGCGAATCCGAGGGCGGCGTCCTGTCTTGAGAGCTCGAGCGGGTCGGCGATGGTGGAGTTCATCATCGACTCATATGAGAAAGCGACTTTAACCTCCTGGGCCTTGAGGTCGACAGCGATGTCGCCGAACTCCGGCGTCTTGATGGGTGAGGCTACGAGTTCGTCAAGGTCTTCGGAGACGGTGACCGCGTCCATGGTGGTGAGTGAGCACTTGGTTCCGGTGACCTGTGCGCGGCGGACGATTCCGTCGACGTTGAGGCGGCCGAATCCCTGCGCCTGGTGCAGGATGTCCTGCAGGATTTCACGCTGGAAGAGCGCGTCCTGAAGCTTGTCAGAGGTTACGATTCCATTAATTGCCATTTTTCATTTCTCCTGTGATTTCCTTAGGTTGTGTTGATGTTCGTAAATGCCGGTGCGAGCTTGACGAGGATGACGTCGCCGTCTGCGGTTGCGTCTTCGAGTGCGATGCCGACGATGTAGTCAGTGTCAACGGTTGCGGCTTCTGCTTTTCCTGCGGAAGTGACGCTGACGAGGTTGAACTTCTTGATGGCTCCGCCTGCGACGGCTGAGACTGTGCCGAAGAGTGCGACCTTGAGCGGTGCAGCGTCTGCGGATGCGGCGGTCATAGCGACTCCGACGACTCCGGTCGGCTTTGCGCCTGCGGAAAGGGTGAACTTTGATGTGCTTGCGTTTGCGACGACGAAGTAGCCTTTGGTGACTGCTCCGCCTGCGACTGCATCGACAACGACGCAGTCTTCCTGAATTTCTCCGGGATTATATGCCATTTTTAAATCTCCATCGGGGTGTATCCGAGTTTATACTGTTTTGCCTGTTCGTCGAGGGTGTTCTTGACAGCCTCGGCAGTCTTCGGACATCCGCAGGATGCGGTGCCCTGTGCGGGTTTTGCTTCCGTGTTTGCGAATGTCTTCGTGTGGTTGAGGACGCGAAGCGTAAATGCCGCGGGTGAGGTTTCGAACTCTTTGCGGGTTTCTGCTTCGTGCTCTCCGAGCCATCCAGCCGGGAGAGAGTTCTTCAGGGTTTCCCACTGTTCGTCTTTCTGGCGCTGGATTTCTGCCTGTTTCATCTGTTCGATAGTGTTCTTGAGCTCGGTGATAATCGCGTCCTTTTCGGCTGCGACGTTGTCGAGTTCTGCTGTTTTGACTTCCGGTTCCTGTGTTTCGGTCATGGTTTCTCCTGCCGGTTCTGCTGATGCTTCCGGCTGAGTGTTGTCTGCGGCGAAGAGCTTGTCGTGGATGCGCTGGAGCAGTCCGCGACTCTCTGCGTCGAGTTTCGTCTCTTCGGTCATTTTGTCGGTCTCCTGCAGATTCAGGAAGAGCGCGCCATGGTCTCGCGGGTAGCAGTTCGGGCATGCGCCCTGATGAAAGACCGCGATATGATTCGGCTGGACCTGCCCGACGATGCGGTATGCGCCTTCGTTGGGACTTGCCGGCTCGATGTTTGCCCCGAACCCGGTCGACAGGCCGAGTTCTCCGGCTTTGGCGAGTGCTTCGACTTCTGCGTCGGTGATGCAGACGGCGGCGTCGAGGCGTGGCTGTCCTTCCTTCGGAATGTACGCTGCCGCGACGTAGCCGACGAACCGCTGCCCTTCTTTCAGAGTGCGGGCGGTCACGTCTTTTTCATCTGGATGGCGAACAGCTTCATTAATGACTTCAACATAGACGAGCGGGATGCCCTGCCATGCTTCCGTGTTTGTGAAGCTGTCCCGGGAGAAAAACAAACGGCCAATGTCGGAGTATTCGAGGGCGACCTCGAGCCTCTGAATCGTTGCGATGTGGGTGTACTCTCCCATGCTTATCCGTTATGCACTCTGATAGGATATACGTTTAGGTGAACGTATATAAAGGACTTGAAAAAAAAGGGCGGTTTTCACCCGGTCAGGCTTTCCCGCGCAGATACTTCACGAACTTCATCACACCGTCGGCGCAGTCCTGCCGGAGTCCGTTGGCTGCGATGTATTGCTCGATGTGGTCGGCGAGTTCTGCGTGTGGGTTGTACTCGGTGAGGGTGTGGATGTAGTCGGAGATTTGTCGGGTAGTTGTGCCTTCCATCCCCTGCATCTTGACAAGGTCTGCCGGGAAGTATTTGGAGACGTTGTCCCGGATGATTTTCTTCTGCTCAGCGGTCAGCGGTGCGGCGCGTGTCATTGTCTTTCTGCTTCCTCTTTTGTGATGTATTCGTCCTGCGATGCTGTCACGTCCGCGCCCTTTTCGACCTTGTAGTCTGCAGGAACCAAGACGCAGCGGCAGTTGTACTCGCCGAGCCATGGGGCGCCTTCGTGCCGGTAGATTTTCCCGTCGCGAAGTCTGTGCTCCGGCCGGACTTTCTCATCGCCTGCGGTCACGTACTCGACATACTCTACGCCCTGAGACTTGAACATCTCGGAGCGGGCGTCGCTTCGGATTTTCTGCGCTTCGGTTCGTGCGGCGGTGACTGCGTTGTGTGCACTGTCCGCGAAGTATTCCTCAAGCTGTCGGGCGAGCTTGAGCGGATAGACTCCGGCTTGTTCGCTCTGTCCGATGAGGTCGATGATTTCAGCGGATTCACGCACCTCCATGTCGGAGAGCCATGGCACGAACTGCCTCGCAGTTGTCGCGATGAATCCTTCGCCGGATGGTGTCAGGATTCGCTCGACACACATCGTGCCGCCCTGATTCAGTCCGGCGGCGTATTCCTCGATAATTTGGTCGGCTATGCCGTCGTAGGTGCTGATGGTGTACTTGCCGATGCGCAGCAGTTTCAGAGCTTCGGCGACTGCTGCGTCTGTGATGTCTTTCGCGCTCGCGAGGTAGACGGCGGTGAGCGCGATGTGACGGAGGCGCATGACCTCCTTCACCGCTTCCATGTCGCGCTGTTTCATGGTTTACTCCTGCTTATCCCCGGAGAGATTCAGCAGGCGCAGGATGGCGTCTTGTGCCTGCTGGTTGATTTTCTCGACGGCGGTCAGATTCCTCTGCATGATTTTGTCTTCTTTCGCGCTGAAGTTCTCCGGGTCTCCGATGGATTCAGTGTTGCCGAAGAGTCCTGCAAGAGCGGGAGATGTCTGCGGGTTGTCCTGCTCTATCTGGAGGTTGAGCTCGTCAGACCACTCGTGCAGCTCCAGGACGTCGGTCGCGTTGTCGCGGCGCTCCTCGCGAGTCATGTCGCCGGCGAGCACCTGCAGGTACTGCAGGCGGATGGCGGTCTTGTCGATGCTGGGGCGTTTGAGTCTGATGTGAGTGTGGTACCCTTCCCAGCCGTTCGCGTGCAGGAGCCAGTCGAAGAGTTCTTCCAGCCAGTGCTCCGCGAGGGTCTGCTCTGATGCGACGAAGTTCGCCCAGATTTCCATGCGGCCTGCGTCGCTTGTGCCGAGCGCTCCGGTGCTGCTCATGTCGCTCATCGGATTCGCGTAGACTCGAATCCAGTCGACGAGCTGGTTCACGAACTCGCGGGCGGTTGTGCCTTCGCGGATGTTCAAGGTAGGGAGTTCGACTCCGGGCGGGAGCAGGGCGGCGGTGTCCTTCCCCCATGAGCGCAGGAACGTCTGAGACCAGTCCTGCAGACTCGCGTAGTCTTCGTCGTCTATCTCATCGACTGCCTTGAGAAGCAGAGCGGGTGCGCCGATGCGGTTGACCTGCTGCACCTCTGCCTGCATGCCGTAGTCGATGAGGCTCAGCAGGTTATACGCGGGGCGCATGTGAGCGATGCCGGACGGTGCCGGTGTGCCGTGTTCCCGGACAGTGCGGACATTGTCGAGGCGCATCTGCTGACCGGTCGCGTAGTTGACCTGCCAGACATCAAGGTTTCCGTCTCCGTCGATGGTGATGCCGGGCATAAGGTCGTTGGGGATGCTGTGCGA